CCGTAAACATTTTTGCGTTTGGTTTGCGCTGTGCCGTTTACACCACCACCCTCCAACTCATTTGTTTCTAACCAGCCAATATATGGCAGTCCAATGTGAACAACAGATGCTTGCTCTGCTAATGTGGCAACACCGTTAGAAACTGTTACCGCTGGCAATTGCCCGCCGTCGCCAACAACCGTAACCAATTTTCCATTAAGATGACCAGCGCCACTAACTTGATTGGTTGTTAAATACCATTGGCCAGCAGGTATAGCAGAAACGCCATTAAAGGCTTCCAGGATACTGCAAGTCACATTTGTGGCACTTGTGTACCCCGTAATGACTGCGACCCCGTATTCAGCCCCTGTGGTGCTTTTACGCACTATCTTGCGCCCAACCATTGACGCGGTAAACACTGATGCAGATGCAGTAAACACAACACTAGTACCCGTTGTTGCCGCTGGGGTTACAGATGCACCAGCAGCCGTTCCAATTGAATCACCGTAATAAGAAATGGCAGAATCAACGTGGATGTATTGTTTTTGACTTTCAAACAAACTGTTTTGATATTTTGCGTAATCCTCAACCTCTGTGCCGTTAACAAAATTTTCTCTGCGGGGATAAGTTGTTTCATCAGTAAAAAATTCCACAAAGTATTTATCAACGCCATTTACAGTTCTTTTAACGCACACCCACAATTGGTCATATTTGTTTGACCTTGGTAAGGATGTAACAGAAATAAATTGCCCGTCTGTGTCATGGTAATGCCAACCAGAAACTGCCTCTTGTTCTTCAATTGTCATTCCAATTAAAGCGCCATTATTTCTAACTCCCCAAACAATGTTTGGCCTTGCTTCTTGAAAATCTATTTGTTTAATGCCGCTTTCGGTAATGTGGTCAGCAATTGTGTTTCTGTCAGTTGGGATATAACTATCTTTTTCAAAGTTATACTCAAATGACCTAAGTGTAAGGCCGTTGTTTTGTACATAAAAAATCTGGTTACCCCTGCCAATAGGCATAATATCATAAGCACCAAAACTATTAGAAGGCTTGATTGAAATGCTTTGGCTGGTAATTACACCATCAATACCACCAGTCACTTGCAGAACATCGTTTAACGCACCAACAGCCAAAAACTTTTCTGTTCCTTTTAGCCAAGTGATTTTGGTTGCGTTGCCAGAAACAACGTATTCCATACCGTCGTCAATTTCGGCGGTAATCCCTTGTTGCAAACTAAAGTCATCTGGTTCCCCAGTTACAGAAAACCAAATTTTATTAGGATTGTTAATCGAGCCAGCATACACCAAGCGCTGTTCGTAAAATCCAACGGCTGCTGGATAATTGCTGGCAGATAAAAATGGAACTGCCGCCGATGTAATGCGACGAACTAACCCGCCGCCAGAATAAGCATTGTAACCGCTAGAATCTTCACCAGACAACTGAAACGTGTTGGCGGCTGTATTGACACCAGCAACCGTAAATTCTCTGCCATTAAGCTGTGTCATGCCAGAGCAGTTGTCAATATAAACAACATCGCCGTTTACAAAAATATCACTGCCAGTGTAAGTCACAACGGCTGGATTAGCTTGGCTTATAGCACTTATTAAAACGCCTGGCTGTCGCGTTTTTCTTATGGGAGAATGAGCAGCCAAAGTCCAATTAGTAGGGCTAACATAAGTTAATTTTTGAGGGTTATACAACGGATGGGCAATGTACAAAATGTCATTGTCTTGAGCGAATTTTAACTGAAACAAATCATTCGCAGTGTATGGCGTTGTAACTTCAACAATTTTTTCAACTGTTCCACCGCTTGTATAAGCACCAAATCCTGTACTATTTATGCCCTGAAGCTGAAACGTGTTAGCCGCAGTATTTACGCCAGCAACAATATATTCCTGGCCATTAACTTCAGTCATGCCAACAACATTATCAATCCAAACCGAGTCACCATTAGAAAAAGTATCAGCCCCAACATAAGTCACCACAGCAGGGTTGGCTTGGGTAATTCCTGTAATGGCTTGTGCCGCGTGCCGCACTTGAGAATCATTTCGATAAAATCTTAACCGCAATGGCGTAAATTCTAATCCAAATGCAATAGTATCGGTATAAACAAAAGTCGTTAAACAAGCCGCAGAATTGCCAGCAGTTTGAGCGGCAAAATATGTGCCAGTCCGATATTTAGCCCCGCCAACAGTTTCTGGTATAAAGTTTCTTACCCTTCGGCCAGACTTATAAAAAATCTGAATATCAAAACGACCGTATATTTTCGGGCTAATTTCACCCGCAGAAAAATCACTGTAAGATGTGTTTACAGATACCATCAGGAAAAATGATAATAATAGTTTTGATTAGACAAACTAAACCTACCTGCCAAAATTTTGCTGTATTGCCGAACTTGTGGTGGCCGCTCTTGGCCATCAATTGCCCTCGCTTGTGTAGCAGCTTTTTCTCTCAATCCGTTTAACCTGGTAATATCTGTATTGCTGGCCGTAAATTTGTAAGACAAACTTAATGCCAAATCTATTGCAAACAAATCAACAAACAAAGCATCCATTTGGGCAACATTGGTCAAATCATAAACGTACTTAAGGTACAATTTACCGCCGTCACCATTGTACAAAATATTGCCGTTTTCTATTTCATATTCTGTTGTGGCAATAATATCATTGTTTGCGTTAGAAACAGAATTTAGACGCAAAAAATCATTAGGCAATAGGTATTGCGAAGAATATCCAAAAGCTGGAGCTGTAGCAGATGCCGACAAAACGGCACGCTTTGTAGCAAAATTCCAAGGATGTTCACGAAGTATTTTTTGTCGAACAACAGAATACCATCTATGTACTAAAATTTCTGTTGCTGATGTCGGGGAATCTATATCTTGAACATTGTTGGCCGCCAATAAATCAAGAGCCAAATTTCCAATGTCGGTAGGCGAACTTATGCTAGTTGCCATTATTACCCCCTAAAGAAGTGGGGACAGAACGGTGGCAGCCCTGTCCCCGCCTTTGGTTAGACTTGAACGAATCGAGCGATAACCGATACCGTTCCTGCTGCCGTACCAACTGTGTTGCCAGTTACCGCAAGGTCATACGCTGGGTCAATAGTCGTTTGCGCCGACAAAGTACCAAGCGTATCTTTGCAGTTAGCAATATTTACGTTTGCCAAACCAAGTTGGTGACCAGTTGCACGAGTCAATGCAGTAGCCAGGGTTTGTGCGCTCATTAACAAGTTTTTGTTGATAACAGCACCCAAATTGGTTTTGTACAAACCTAAATCAAAACTGGTACCACCAGTAATTGCATCGCAAACAACGGTAATGTCAGTTGGAATGTATGTCGAAGGAACATCCTTAAACACACGATAAACTGACCCGTCATCATCAGCAGCCGCAATTTCAAACGTGGCAACCATAACGATTTCATTGGAACCGCTACCAGTATATGCAGAATCGGTTTTTCGACCAGCTACAGTTTGTGCGTCAACATATTTGTTTTCAATAGCCATTTTCTTGTTCCTTTACTATACGGTTACGTTTACACGTTGAACTTTGGCGCCTTCAGTACGAACTGCACCAATTTCCATTTCTGCAACAACCTGCGTGGTGCTGTAGTAATCACTACGCTCTTGGATTTTGATTTGAATGTCACGAGAAACACCCAAAACAATCCCACCAGTACAAGCCGCAATCAATGCGCGCTGACCACCAGAAACTGGAATAATGGGGCTAGGCACGTTTGCAGCAAAGGGAATAAACTCAATGCGGCTAAACGAAGTAAGTTGCCCACGGTCAACAACATAATTTTGAGAATGATCGCTACTGATAACCTCAATTTCTTGCATCAACTGGTTTTGCTCTTTACCAGTAATAGTCATGAAAACACGCTCATTAACATCAACACCAACGTCTAAATCAAAGAAGTTTTGTTGAATTTCAAGGATGCGCTCATAAATCATGCCGCCTGTAGCCGTAACGGTTTTTACACCATCGTTGGTTGCAGTGACAGTGTTTTCAAAATCACGACCAGTTTGCACATCAGCAAAAGCCGCATCAACAACAACACGGTCATAAGCACGGTTCATTGCTTTGGCAATTTCTGCTGCATAGTTTGATTGAGGGTCAAACAAAGCGCCTGCTACGTTTGAAGCGTCAATCGGCAACGTAACAACAAATCGTTTACGACGAATAAGACGACGGGTGTGCGTGATAGAATCAAAGCTTACAGGCACAACAGTACCAGAAACTTCGCGGGCTTCAACACGGCCTAAACCGTCATAAGCAAACCTGTCGCCAGTCATTTGCATGACAGGAACATATTGCTTAAACCGACGGTCTTGTTGCTGGGCAACAGTGTGAACATCAGAACTAAACTGAATAATTTGTGAGGGTTCAATTAAAGACTGTGACACATCCAACTCCTTTTGTGGATTTTGAAACGAAAACAAGTTTTGTATTCGATTCGCTACCCACCATAAGGCGGACGACTCTGGCCATTAGGCTTGTCAGAAGGACGGATTCCGCTACCCCTCAAAAGCAATATATAACAATCAATATACCATGTCAACGCAATAAAATTACGTTTTGGAAAGACGTGATAGTTGCTGCTGAAGTCCGTTAATTTTTTCCCACGTTGCTTTGTATTCAGGATTGCTGTAATCCCTACCAGCACTACTAAATTTAAGTTGAGAAATTTCTTTTGCTATGCTTTCTGCATTACGAGATTCAACAACGCCGCCGCTTGGTAACTTCCCTTCTGCGCCGTATTCTTGTTTCACGCGGTCAATTTCACCTTTTGCATTTGATGCCAAAGCAATCATAGCCGTTAAAACTTCTGGGCTTGCAGTCTTTAAAGATTCGCGCAATTCCATAGGCACAAAAGCCTTGATAGCATCTTGGGCAATGCCCTGTATTTGACTAAATTTATCGCCAAAGTGTTTGGTTGTTAACTCTTGAAACTGCACATCAGATTGCGCCATTAACTCCGATGAAGAATCTATTTCAGATTTAACATACGCTTGCCATAGTGCATTTGCTTGTTTAGTAGTTAGCCCCGCTTTATGAAAAAGTTCATTAGCTTTTTTGGCATACGGTTCAACATCAAAATTTTCTGGCACACCTTCTACAGGAGGCAATTCATAGTTGGGCGTTTCAGGCGCACCAATTTGCCGAAAGAAATTGCTCCACTCTTCATCTGATGCGTCTTGAGATGGGACAGTGCGCTTGCCAACAAGACTTTGCGCGTTGTCGGTCATTTTCCATAAGTCATCAACCGATTTAATACCAGCAGTCCAGCCTTTTCCAGCATATGCTTCTGGTACGGCAAAATCCGCACTAGAACTTTCTTGGCTTATTGACCCCTCGGTAAATCCGCTCATCGTCACTGAGGGGCTTTGCTCTGTTGCTGTTGATACTGTTTGTTCCGTCATTTGTTTGCTCCACCTTACGTTGATAATTAAACTCTATGTTTTTTAAATGCTCTTTGTTGATATGCTCACGAATTGCACCGTAAACACCCCTCATAGTAGCATAGTAATGCGACACTGTAGGGTTTTCGCTTGATAAATAAACCTTATCCCAATTGCAATGTTCTTTAATCATTGCAAAAACAATGCGCCCTTCTTCCGTTGCCGCAACAACATTTAAAGCCCGAACAAAATCTTCGTTTGAAAAATTAATCATAAATAGCCACCATCAGATTAAATTATACCGCAGCATATCCTTGAGCATTAAAATAAACCGCGCCAGTTCCAGTTGCAGTTAATGTCACTACTTCTAACAACGTAGCGGCAGTCCCACGCAAAGGAACAGGAAACTCAACAGTAAATCTTCCAGTTGCACCAGCGGGCAAGAATGAACGCCAAATTACAGTTCCACCAGCTCCATCACGAATAGCCAATTCAGTTGCAGTTCCTAACGCTTGGTGCATTACATCAATGCTAGTAATGTAATTTCTAACGCCAGTCGCCGCAGCCGTTTTAATAGTCACTGCTGTTGTTGTGTTTAATATACCACTTGCAGCCGCAGGATATTGCCATGACGCTTCAGGAATTGTGTATGGCGCATTAACAAGCACACCAGCCAATGTTGCAACTGGCGCAGCCGCATCACCAGTAGCGTATGTTGTTGGCAATGCGCTTCTAACAACAGTGCCAATTTGAACAGGGTTTCCTGATGCAGCAGCATCAATTGCCGCAGTTCCAGCAATCGGCTGCCCAACACCGCCAAAAGTTACTGGTAAGGCTGCATTTAGCGATTGATAACGAACACTAGAAATATTTACTGGATGCGAATCAAAACTTTCAACAGACGCAAAACCAATAGTTTGAGTTGTTGTGCTTGCTGGAGCGGTTGAACCATTGAGCATGCGAATTTGCAAAAACAAATTAACGGTATCTTTTGGCACATGGTTAATTCTAGTTCCAGCCGCACCAGATTGAACAGTTCCCGATGACGTTATTGCCTGTGTTCCCCAAGTAAGATTTCCATCGACATTGCTAAGAAGGGAAACATTTCCTAAAGATGCAGTTGTTAAAACTCCAGTAACCGTGGTATCGCCAGTAGCCCAACCATCCCTTCCAGCATCAATTTTTTTACTTGTTGCACTTGTGCCGTCATACAATGTACGAATAAAATTCCAGCCAAATAAACTGCATTTTCCAGTTCCAGATGATGGCCAACCAGAAACAGTTAAAGTCATATCACTGCCAACAACAGATGCTATTACATAACGCCCAGGAATTGCCAACGGTTGAGGCCTAATTGCTCCAATAGAAATCGATTGCCCAACATTTTGCGATGTAAAATTATGATTTTCAGGAAGGGTAACAGTTACGCTTGTCGTTGAATTTATAGTAAAATCAAGGTCATCTCCAATTACATCAACAAATTCATAAATAAAATTATTATCAACAATTCGTTGTGATAAAATTATTGCAACGCGCGCGATAAAATCTTTTGTCCACGCTATATTAGACCTTATAATTGTTTCACTGTTTGCAGTTGTACCAGACGTTAAAACAAGGTTGCCAGAACTTTGTGACACACTTTGGTCAGAACCAAGAGAAATAATTTGAAAACTTTCCTCATCAACACCAGACGCAATAACTTTAGAAAAGTGATTAGTAAAGTTCTTTGGTGGTTTATTAAAACTTGACATTACTGCCTCCTGTTCATTGTTTGTTCAGCGTTTGCACTTTTTTCAGCAATACTAGCGACTTGTTCTCCAGCTTGCAACATCTGCATCATTTGAATTTCTTCCTGTTCTTTTTTCATTCTTGCCTCTACCTCATCTTTTTTACGCAATATTCCAACAGGCAAACCACGTATCTCACCCATCAAATCAATGCTTTTGTGTAAATCCAATTTGTGCTTAAGACTCGGGTCAACTTGCATTGCTTGCAAAGTAAAGTTTGTTGTGTCAACAATGGAAATATATTCTTGCGCCCTTGCCGCATTGCCAGCCTTGGACTTAAACATTACTTTGTAAATATCTAATCCTTTTTCCAAGCGCTCTGCAATTACATCGGGGACGTACTCAACTTCTCTTCCAGTTATTTGCGCTTCAACCTCTTCTTCACTTCCACGCACTACCCCAAACTCACCCATGCGCCATAACATGGCTACGCCACGCTCAATAGTCGGAGTCACAACTTCAGCGTTTTGTCTGCCCAACATGCCTAACATGCTAGAATTTACCCGTTGTTCTCGTATTTGCGCCTCACCAAACGTCATTTGCGTTTCGTTGTTTAAGTCTAACAGGCGGTCAATGTAAAAATGCTGTGCAATGTTTTGCTCTAACTTTTCCAACCGCGTTAATGCAGGCTTCATATCACCAACAGGTGCAACATCAAAAATAGGATTAGAACTTCCCATTGATGCGGCAGCATTAAATACAGTTATAGCACCAGCAGACTTGTCTATCGTTCCACCGCCAACAATGCCATCATGAAACACACCTTGCGCGGGGTCTAATTGCTTCTCTGTGGCAATAATAATGGCCTCACGCATAGCATTAGCCTCAATAATATCAGGCAGCGCCGCCATTGCGGGGGAACGCCCATAATCTTCGTAATTCAACCGCCTAAATCGCGCCACGTTGATAGGAAACTCTTGATAACCATCGTCTTTTAACAAAAAGTTTGTTTTGTATTCTAAATGCAAGCCCTGCCATGGCATTGCATACTTGCCTTTTTCCGCAGTAAATTCTTTTCGCTCACAAATAATGTGCAAAATCTGCACCTTGTCGGCAAATTTCTTAGCATCGTAAAGGTTTCTAATCCCATCGGATACATTGTTATAGCCGTATTCTTTAACGACACGCTCTACCGTCCACTCAAAAAACAAATACAGTTTGCCAATGCGCCCGCCTGCACCAGACACAACGTACATCTCTTGCACACCGTAGGGCGTAAATTGCAGCTTGCTTTTTTGACCAGTTTCAACACCAATGCCACTGGTTCCAAACACCATCTGGTCAAGCATGTATTCATCCAACGCCAATGACAGCCCCGCTCTTGGGTCATCAAACGCTGCATGGGAACGCTTGTTGAACTTTTCATAAAACTTTGCCAGCTCCGTAGTAACTTCTAAATCGTCGGGGGGAACCAATTCAAAGGTTTGTGATGCACTGCCTGGCCACACCATGCCAACCAAAATAGATGCCGCACTAGAGGCCGCAAAAGGCGCGGTACTATCAAAAACTTTGTTTACCAAAAACTCACCGTCGGATTTAACCCCAGTGAAGTTTTGTTTCATCATGTGAACATACTCACCGCAAATCTGATACAACAGATTCCAGTTTGACCGTGCGGCCTTAATCCTATCAAACTCTTGTTTGTCCATTTGATAGTTGTTCACTTAAATACCTTTTAAGAATTTCTTTTTAGAATCTTTATCTTCAATAACGGTTGAAGCAAATTGCCTGGCCGTAGTTTCTCTTTCCTGCATTTGCTTTGCCATAGCTGCCTCTGTTCCCGCTTTATCTGTAGCCATTTCATCACGGGCTTTACGCGCTGCTGCATCAGCTTGCGCCTTTAATTCTTCAGGGCT